CACATCCTTGGTGCCGGCACCGCATCTACCGGACAGCTCTCAAGGCTCCGCGGAACCGTCAATCCCGCGCACGCCGAGGGTGGCCCCGTTTGGGGGGTAAACAGCCAACCTTTCTCTTCCCCTTCCCCTCTTCTCACAAACATCGCGAGAATACGCGCGACATGTGTTGAATGGACGGACACGGCTGACGTCATCGCGGATCCCACCCCGATGGCGGTACAACCGTGGGTGGATCGCTCGGGCGAAGCGTTGCGTACGCTGCTCGGGCCGGTTGCGGCGGCGGCCACTGGTCATGGCGACGTCGCGGTTGGGTGTGTTGACCGGGTGTTGTGGGGCCTCGAGCCCTGCTGTGCGTCCTGGGGTGGCGTCCTCTTTGAGGATGTCACCCTCCTCTTGGCCGGTGGGCCGGGTGTACCTCTGGCGAATGTTGAGGAATACTCGGTACCAGTCGGGCTTGCGTGGGATGGTGTCGTTGACGGTTCGAAACCAGCAACCATCCACCCGGAGGAGCAAGCAGCCTTTGCTCACCTTGGGGCCCAACCCCAGGCTGGCTGCCGCAGCGTCGCAGAAAGCCTTCGGGCTGCCTGTGGGCTGTACCACGTGGGCAGGGGTGACAACCCACACCGGCAATACGCAGCGGGCGGTCCCAATTTCGACCAGGCTCGGGCAAGATTGCGGTGGGGTTCGGTCATCTGGGATGAGCTACATCATGTCCCAATGTGGCTCCCAGTTGTCCCGGCGACACTGGACGGACGGGGCAAATCCGTGCGCGTCGTGTTTTGTGGGTGGTGTGAAGACCCCCGCAACTTCACGGACCCCGGATACGGCGAAGACTGGTTGGTGTTCGTTTTGCCCTCGGACAGGGACATCGTGCCATCCATCTCAGCGGGCGGAAACCCAGTGGTCGTGCTCGGAGGCGGCATCGGTCCCAAACTCGTCAACACGACGGTTCGGACCCCCCTCATTGACGATCCCGCAGGTCCAAACGCTGTTCTCAACGGTCAGGGCGTCGAACCATCACGCCCAGCCTACGAGGTGGAATTGCAGCAGGTGTACTCCCACGTTGGGTTTTACAACACACCGTCGACCAGCATGCCGACCGACTCCGCGTTTCCGTGCACACACGGAGCCATTTGCCCAGCATCCACGGTCATTTGGTCAAACGCACGCGAGAGTCTCACCACGAAGACCACCCCAGCAGCCGGAGCCGCACCAGCCAACACCACGGTCGTGCGGAAGCCCCGGAGCGCATGGTTGCGGTGGTACCGTGCAGGGAGCGCCCACTTTTGCCGACATGACACGCAACAGTGTGGGAATGCCCTGGTGCACGACGGAGCTGTAACCGTATTCACAGCGGCGCAGGCCATGGAAGCGAGGACCCTGGCGGGGTCCTTTGCAACCTCGGGGATAACGCCCCAAATGGCCGCGCGCTTGTGGACGAACGGAGCGTCCTTTTTGCAGGACCTCTCGCGTACCCACGCGACAGTCCTGTATGGGGCGCTCCTGTCGGACCAAGCGGTTGACAGCGACACGTTACTGCGGCCGAAGTTGTCCGCCGCAGAGTGGTCCACCCGAGTGACGCAAGTCGCTCGGCTGGTGTCCTTGCGTTGGTGGGTGCCGGAGCCCGAGGAGCATGGCAAGCTCTACGTGTTCCTGCACTCCGCCTCGGAGCAGATGCTCGCTTACACGCAGCAGTTCTTGACTTACCGGTTGCCCGACGCCCTCTCATGGGGCCTCTACTTCCGCTATTTCTACTGTGTGCCGTTCGTCAGCATGTTCATCGGCTTGTGGCACAGCGCTCACAACATTGGCCGTGTGTTGCGCGGGAGCGCACACACAGCCCGTGTAGGCCTGCCACTTTTGCTCGTGACCTTTCTGTTCCTGTACGTTTGGACTCGGCCGGAGCCGACATCGCCGCTCGGTCTGCTACTCGACACGTGGGGTTTCCCCGGACCAATCGTCGCCGCCGTTGATCGGGTGACTACATCGGAATACATGAAGGGCGTTTGTTTGACTGTTGATTTGCAACACCGGGCGACACTGCGGCCTCCCGCCGCACCGCTCGCGGAATGTCCGAACAGCGTTCTTTTTGCTACCACCTTGTTGTCCTTTATCTTCTGGCTCGGGCTGACGGCGGTCTGGTTGATCCCACTCTCCCTCGTGGTCTGCGTGTCCGGCTTTGTCATAGCGCACCATGCTATCTGGCCGAGAACATCGTCGCGGACTGTTGTGCCATTGGTTGAGGAAGTTCTCAAACTCTTCATCCATCCGGCGCTCGTGGGTTGTTTCGAGTGGTGGCAGTGGACAGGTCGGGACAGGGCGTCCGCCGTGGCTCACATGGTCGAGCTGGAGGACGCGAACGACGACATCGAATGGGAGGTGATACGGACCGACCCCGTCATCCACTCATGCTTCGCCCGGGAACTTACCACCATCGGGCTCTGTCGTCAACAGGCCGTGTGGCGCGCACGCGAGAACGAGCAACACCACCTGCGCCAGACTCAGGCGGCCGCCGCAGCGGCTGCCATTGTCGCAGCAGCGGGTGGCCTCGCAGCGCCACTACTGCCTCCGCCCATGGCACCCCCCCCTCCGTACCCAACGGTGGGCCACATGCCACTCGGGCTCTCACACCCACGCGCGTACTACATCCTTCGTCTCTTGTGGTACATCTGCGCCCATTGCTTCGTTTCGTTCGTCAGTCTTGTGAACTGTGGGAGTGTGTCGCGGCGTTGGTTGACCCGGTTGGTCTTCTCGCTGCTGATGCACCTCTTGGTCAACAACGCTGCCGCATGGTTCAAGTGGTGGGCGTGGGAACGCGCACGGAACCCGGACGTGGGCAGGGAATGGCTCACCCGGGTCGCAGACGTTGTGTCCGAACTCATGCTGGGAAACCCAGATCACGCCATTGACTATGGCAGACCCCACCATGACTTCAACACTCAGCAAGACGCGGACGTGGCGAGGCGCGCAATCACTGCGGCACTCAGCCAAACGACGATCCCACGACAGCTGCAAGCCGAGCTCGAACAGCTCGTTTTCGCAGCCGAGGGTCACATCGCGTCCGACGTCCAACCACGCATCACGGAGGCGGTCACAGGATCGGTGTTCTCCGCAGACCCAGACGCAGCACGGGAAGGCTACCTAGCCAAAGGAGCCCCCGATGGCTGGCGTGAAGGGACGTGGTTACGCATGGCACAAAACCTCCCCGTCAACCCAGCAGACGTCGCAGGTTCGATTGGCACCAAAGTACGCCCGGCGTACCTGAACCTTGGTGGCACAACCGAACACCTCACGCCTGTGTTCTCGTCCAACATGTGGAACGTGAAGCGTTGCCTAGGCACACGACACGCCCGACCCGTAAAGTTTGAGCCGACGCCCGAGTTCCAGCAGTTCGCGAACTCCTACTTTGACGTGCTCATCCCCGAAATACGGGACGCGTTTCGTGTCATCACTGGCACCACGGCCAGTGCTGGCCGCTTCACCACCCTCCCCGTCGAACCATTCGCCGTTACCGACCGGGTCCGGCACTGGAACCCGGCGCGGGTCCACGTGGAAGAGTTCCCGTTCCCCGTGTGGGCACGGGGGTTGAACAAGGCCAAGGCGGCGGGCTATGCCCGCCAGCACAATGGCTTCTTCTCCGGGCGCTGCCACTTGGCTGATGCCACACTGTTCATAAAACTTGAACAGTGCGCCGCGCGTACGGACCCCAACAAACCGAGGGGTATCCAGGGCACATCCTGGCCCATCACCGCACGTTGGCACATGGCGTGTTTGCAACACGCCATCGCCGCCGTCCTGGACGGCAACACGGTGCGCTCGGTTCCCAACGGCCCAGGCGGCGCCACCGTCGACTTCGACCTGCTTTACACTTGCGGGCTTACGTCGGACGAGGTGGCAGCCGAAATTGCGAGGCCCGAATGCAACGGCAAGGTGCATGTGGAGTGCGACCTTCGCGCGTTTGACGGGTCGTTTGGTCGTTTTGCGAACAGCATGGAGTGTCGGCTCGTGACATCCATCCTGCCATCGCACTACCCCTTGCAGTGGTGTGTGTACCACCCTGGGGAACGGAAATACCGGATGGTTGGGGCGCCACGGCTGTGGGCCTTCCACGCCGAGTTTGAGCAGGCAGCTGTCCTCACGGCGGGCAGGGTGGTTTACAACGTTGCGGGCCAACTCACCACGGTCGCCCGCTACGTCGTCGACTCCCAGCGTCGCAGCGGGGACCCGCAGACGAGCTGCTGCAACTCGATTTGGACGGGCCTCGTCCACGTGTGGGCGTCAGCAACGACCCTCCGCGAAACACCGAAAAAACCCGTTCGGGTGTCCGTCATGGTCTTGGGAGACGACAGCATCTCCAAGTTCGCGACCACTCTCACACCAGCACGCATCTCATCTGCGTACTCACGTGGCGTGACGGAAACTGGACACGAACCCTCACTCGTCACCACCAATTTCGGGTGGGAGTTCGTTTCCTTTTGCAGCCGGTACATTTACTGGCGTGCCCCCAAGGATGCAGCGGAACGGGACCGCTGGGTGGTGGGGTGTGGATTCCCCGGGGTGCCGACGGCCTCAGCCAGTGCATACCGAAACATCCAACGAGGCCATTGCGTGCGCCTCGCACTGCCCCCAGGCTTCAAGGGGGTGTCGGGCGCCGTCGCATACGCGAAGGCCGTTTACGCCGCAAAGCAGCAGGCTTTCACCAGCGGCGGGAGTGACAGACCGATTGAACGGCAGGTTCTTGCGCGGTTTTTGTCACCCGACCTCGTGCGCTCGTTCCCCAAAACAGCGTGCTACGAGGCAAACCTCGACATGATGGCAACACGGCTCATGGTCCCCCACGCGCGCATCCGGCACATGGCCGACACGCTTGGGACGATGAAACGCCTGACCCATGTCGCAACGGTGATGTCAGTGCTCGGGCAGATTGATCCCGGCGTGACAGCCATCATGCACATGTGCGACCTTGGCGAGGAATGGCTGCCCGGGCCAAACAACCGCCAAGACCTCCGCGGAGACATGTCCATGATCGCACAAGACAAAGCACGAGCGGGATGGCTCGCGCTACCACCGTCAGTCCGCACATCCGCCATGCTGCTTGCAGGTTTGGCGTACTCAGGTGAGGACAGGTCAGCGGCGTGCCGCGCGATCTTGGAGGAGAATGACCTCCGGACGGAAAAAACCCACAGTGGCGTCGTCGTGTGGGTGCCCAACACCGTGGGGCCAAATGAGGTCGACACCCCAGTCGATCCTCAAGACGATGCGGGCGCTGCAGTCGGCAGCAGGGTCGCGCAGTTGGGCGCGCGGGTGGTGAGGGAAGCCCTCGGGGTCGTCAGAACGTTCGACCAGTGGGCAAGATATCGGCTCGGCCGGCAGTGGTTTGCGGTCGGATGCCGGGATGGCGAGGGGTCACGTGCTTGGAACGCCAACGTCAGGAAGTTCGGCGATTGGCTCAATGCTCTGGCGGCGACGCCGGATGTCATGCACGAAAACCCCAAATACTCGAGAATGGTGGCCCCGAAGCGGGAGTGGGAAACCTTGCGCGCCCGGTCGATGGACGCGAAGAAGTACCCGCTCTTGGCACGGGGGCAGGGTCGCCGGTGATCGCGCGAACCATGCGCGCCCGGCACGGGCCCCCCCCCCCCCAAAACCCCCATCTCCGTAGTGGTTCGTGGATTCCGGAAACGCGGTTGGTTGTAGACACTGTGTTCGCTGGCCAGAACTGCCATCTTGTCTTGTTGGGTCACCCCCGCCAGATATGTCCCCAGTGGGCTACGGGATAGGTCCATCGAACCTGTCCCGTGGTCCATTGGGGCCATATAAGGCCGGGCTGGCCCCACTGGACCAACCCCCTTATAACACCCCTCTCTCATGCACATCCCTCTCAGCTTTGCTGCTCCCCCTCTCACCACACTCAACGTGGACAACCACCCAATTGTGTGTCTGGTGCCATCTCCCCTCGGCCGTAACGTGCGGCGTGCCTTTCTCTCCCTACTCTTGAC